CACCTCAAGCAATAGCCCGAAGAAACCTAACAGAAGATACTTGTCGGAAGTGGGGGTATTGGATGGGTACTGTGAACGGACAACCTGTACAAATAGCTAACTACAAAACACGAGACGGTAAGACATGTGCTCAGAAGCTACGGTTTGCTGACAAGTCATTCGCTGTACGAGGAGAGCTGATTGGATTGTACGGTCAGCACCTGTGGCGAGACGGAGGTAGACGAGTGGTTGTTACTGAGGGTGAGGTGGATGCGTTAAGTGTCAGCCAAGCTTTCGATAACAAGTGGGCAGTAGTCAGTGTACCTAACGGAGCAGGAGCAGCTAAGAAGTTTGTTGCACAAGCTATCGATTGGTTGGACAGATACGATCAAGTCGTGTTCTGCTTTGATATGGATGATGTGGGTAGGAAGGGAGCAGCAGAATGTGCAGCACTCTTGACACCAGGTAAAGCACACATCGCAGAGCTGCCACTAAAGGATGCGAACGACATGCTTGTTGCTAACAGAAGTAAAGAGTTAGTGAATTGTTTGTTCGACGCTCGTGAGTACAGACCAGACGGTATCGTAAACGGTAAGGAACTCTGGGATGTTATCAGCCACAAGGAGGAACACAAAAGCAAACCGTATCCGTTTATCGGACTGAACAGTATCACTCACGGTATGAGGTTGGGTGAACTTGTTACTGTTACTGCTGGTAGCGGTATCGGGAAGTCTTTATTCTGTCGAGAGATAGCACACCATCTGTTAGGGTTGGGTGAGACTGTTGGTTACATAGCTCTTGAAGAATCCGTCAGGCGTACAGCACTGGGTATCCTTGGTATCCACATGAACAAACCACTACACCTAGATGATGATATGTTAGATGAGAAGGAACTGAAACCTGCGTTCGATAGGACGGTAGGCAACGGTAAGTTCTACACCTACGATCACTTCGGGAGTATGGAGTCCGACAATCTGTTATCTAAGATTAGGTATCTGATTAAGGGCTTTGATTGTAAGTGGATATTCTTGGATCACCTATCGATTGTTGTTAGTGGTATCCAAGGAGACGATGAACGAAGACTGATAGATAATACAATGACCAAGCTACGATCTCTTGTTGAGGAGACAGGGTGCGGTATGGTACTTGTCAGTCACTTGAAGCGTGTGGATACAGGACATGAAGAGGGTGGACGAGTGAGCCTGCATCACCTCCGAGGGTCCCAAGCAATCGCACAGCTATCGGACATGGTCATCGGATTGGAACGCAACCAACAAAGCGACAGACTATCTAACGAAACAAAAGTAAGAGTACTGAAGAATCGATTCAGTGGTGAGACCGGACACTGTAGTACATTGTATTACAACATAGACACCGGACGATGCACTGAGGAAGAGAGAGCTAGTACATTTGAAGATAATAACAATAACGAAAACAATAATAACCCATTCTAAATATGAAGAAATACTTATTAAAAAAATCTAGTAAAGAGGCTCCTGGTTGTCACAGTAAATATGTAATCATTGAATTATCTGAGGCAGTATTAAGATTAGATAACATGATATGGATGGAGCTTGATACTACTGATGAAAAGAAAGCGTGGTTTATATGCGACGCTGTAAACGAGAAGTATGAAAAAGAAAAAGAAAACACTAAGCCTAAACAAAAATAAACCTAGCAAGTTTAAGGGTGAGTTTCTTGACATGTGTATTGAAGCAGTTAAGAACAATGACCCTAGTAATAGGATGAATGATAATGATTGGGTACGAGCTTTAAAAAAACTTATACCCTTACAACCAATAATCAGAGAAACAACCAAACAAAATAAACCGGAGAATAATTAAAACATGGAACTTACACCTATACAATTAGAATACATCGTATCAGATATGTGCAACTGTGCCGAAATGGGCTTCTTTAATAACATAGGCTTCAATAAAAATGCTAGAGAAAACCAACCTAGACTTGTTACTGATACCTATAAATACCTTACATTGTACGAGGATGAAACAGTGCGAGATACAATCAGAGATGCTGTTATTAAACACATGGAAGATAACCAAGAATTGTACATGATTTACGGAGAGAAGAACGAAGTCTTAAAGTCACTATGAGTAAGAAGAAATACAAAGGCGATCCTATAGAATTGATGAAGGAGTTGGCGACTAAAAGCCCTAACTATAATTACAGTTTAACTGAGCTAGAGAATGTGATGAATTTAGCTATACAATCTTATAGAGCTTTGTTTAGATCGTTTACTCCTGACGGTTACAACTACGACTGGTACAGAGCTTTCACTCACGGGATTTGTGTTGCGATGTGGCAGTATTGTGACGACAAAGAAGAGGAAGAAGAACTCAGAGCCATGTTCACATTTGCTAAACACGCTTGGACAAATCAAAAAGAAAAGATGTGGAAATACGATGATGATGAGGAGGAAGTATGAGAACACTATTCTTTGATATAGAAACTAACGCTCTTGAAGACTTCACTAATCTAACGGACTTACACACTGTACACTGCTTGTCTGTGTACGATCCAATGACTCCTAAGATGGTGACCTTTGCAGGAGATAGTATACACCGTGGACTGACAGCCTTAGCAGAAGCAGACCGTATCGTCGGACACAATGTTATTAAGTTTGATATTCCTGCTTTGAAGAAGCTGTACGGATTCTCTCCACCTCTTGTTAAAGTAGTTGATACCTTAGTATTATCTAGGTGTATATTCTCTGACTTGAGGAACGAGGACTTCGGTCGTAACAACTTCGATCCTAAACTTGTAGGTAGCCACTCTCTTAAAGCTTGGGGACACCGGATGGGTAAGCAGACGAAGCTGACATACGGAGAAGAGGACGGAGCATTTGATCACTACAACGATGAGATGAAGAAGTACTGCGAGAGAGACTGTATAGTTACACAGTTGTTGTACGATTATCTAATCAGTCAAGAGCCAAGCAATCAGATGATAGCTATTGAACATTGGTTTGCATTTATCATATCTCAACAGGAGAAACACGGTTTTAGTTTTGATCTGGATAAAGCAGACAAGTTAACCGCTAAGTTAACATCGATACGAGCTGAGTTGAAAGACGAACTACAACAGATGGTAGCACCCAAGGTGGAAGAGATGAAGAGTCCTGCTGGTTGGACACTGAAGATAGAGAGTGAAGATCAAGTAGAGATACTCAGTGCTGAGACCAAGGTAAAACTAAAGGAACAACTGAAAGCTAGAGGTCTGAAGCAGACACTGTTAAAGGAAGCGAAGAAGCAGGGTAACAAACAAAAGACTACACTGTTCAACCCTGGTTCCCGACAACAGATAGCAGCAGCACTACTAGACTTAGGATACGATCTACCAAAGGAACCAGACGCTACCACACCTAAAGTAGATGAAGCAGTACTGAAGAAGATAGATCATCCAATAGCAGCTAAGTTGTTAGACTATCTCCTCGTACAGAAAAGACTTGGTCAGTTAGCAGAGGGGGAACAAGCGTGGTTGAAGCTGGCTAAGAACGGACGGATACACGGCAGTGTAAATACAAATGGAGCTGTGACGGGAAGATGTACACACAGCAATCCAAATGTAGCACAGGTTCCTGCTTGCCGTGTACCGTATGGTGAAGAGTGTCGAGGATTGTTCGGTGCGGGTGTTGGTAAGAAGTTGGTGGGATGTGATGCTAGTGGTCTTGAGCTACGGATGTTAGCACATTACTTAGCATTCTACGACGGAGGAGAGTACGGAAAGATCGTAACAGAAGGAGACATCCATTCATTCAATCAGAAGGCTGCGGGTTTAGAAACTAGGGACCAAGCTAAGACCTTTATCTACGCCCTATTGTATGGTGCGGGTGATGAGAAGATAGGTAGCATAGCATCATGGAATAAGAACCACCAAGTAGAGCACGAAGGTAAAACATATAAACCTAACAATGTTGTTATCGGACAGCGATTAAAGCGTCAGTTCTTCAGTAGTATACCAGCACTCAAGCGTCTCCAAGATGACATCAAAAAGAAGGTTAAGAATGGAGGAGTGTTACGAGGACTAGACGGTAGGATACTACCAATCAGAAGTAGCCACGCAGCACTGAACATGTTACTTCAATCAGCCGGAGCAGTGTGTATGAAGGTAGCACTTATCCAACTGTATCATGCACTCGGTAAGAGTAAGTGGCAGCACGGTAGAGAGTACGCATTCGTAGCTAACATACACGACGAGTTCCAAGCAGAAGTAATACCACAACACGCAGAAGACTTTGGTAAGTTAGCAGTGAAAGCTATTCGTGTGGCTGGTAAAGAACTGAAGCTGAATGTACAGTTGGATGGTGAGTACAAAGTAGGTGACAGCTGGGCGGAGACTCACTAAGAGATGGACGAGATACAATACGACAGCTACACTACCCTTGCATACCTCTATGATACACAAGACCTTACCATGCCGTCATCAAAAGCACAACGCATAGGAGCAATAGGAGAGGCTCGATTCATCGCTGAATGTTTAGAGCGGGACTTTGAACCACACACACCAACGACTCCGATGCCTTGGGACTTCATTGTAACTTGTCCGGCTGGCGATCTAAAGGTACAAGTAAAGAGTACATCTTGTAACGCTCAGAACGGTTATGTAGTTAATACGGGATGCGGACGAATAGGTAAGGATTATATACCAGACATTGTTGATGTGGTAGCAGTATACCTAGCACCTATTAATGAGTGGTGGATGATCCCGCAATCAGTTGTTACAGCGTTAACAATCAAGCTGTACCCGGAGAACATAAGCAAAAGCAAATACAAGAAATATCAAAACAACTGGAGCGTATATTATGAGTAAAACTACACTACTAATTGACGCAGATGTCCTCGCTTTCGAGGCAGCTGTTGTCGCAGAAGAACCAATACAATGGAAGGAAGAACTGTGGACTGTACACGCAGACATGGCATTAGCTAAAGCTCGTGTTATCAATCGTATACAAGAGTTCAGAGATAACTTAAGATGTGAGAATGTAGTGCTGTGTCTATCAGACCGTGCTAACTTCCGACGCAAACTATTCCCTGACTACAAAGCAAACCGTGCTAAGTCCAGACTACCTATCATCCTTAGACAAGTAAAGCAGTGGATCATCGATGAACTAGGTGGTGTTCTGTGGGATAACTTAGAAGCAGATGATGTTATATCTATCCTAGCTACTGACAAAGCGATGGATGAAGAGACGATCATCGTTAGCATAGACAAAGACTTCAAGAGTGTACCAGGTATCTTCTATGATTATAACAGAGGAGAGTACCACCAACCATCAGTAGAAGAAGCAGATAACTTCCACCTTATACAAACACTGACCGGAGATTCAACAGATGGATACAGTGGTGTACCAAAGGTAGGACCAGTAGCTGCTAAGAAAGCATTGGATAAATACGGATACACTTGGGAAACTGTTGTCAACATGTACGAGAAAGCAGGACTTACTGAACAAGATGCTTTGATGAATGCATGGATGGCACGATTACTACGAGCAGAGAATTACTGCTTCAGAACTAAAACAATAAAGAAACTATGGACACCGAAGAACTACCAAACCAAGGATATACTAGAAACTTCAGCACTGGGGCAAGGCGTGATGGGGACAATGGACGGGGACGACCCAGCCTTATACCTCCGGTCGCCTTACGCAGTCTCGCCAAACGATTTGAAGCTGGCGGAAAGCTTTACGGAGACGACAACTGGAAGCAAGGATTCC